GGATTAAAAAATGTAGTAACAAACTTTACGGATACTCTACTAACAAAGACTTCGACGGTTCCACTGACGGACCTTCTGCAGTATTCAAGAAAATGTTAGCTAAATATCCTAAAAACTACTTGAAAAACAGAACCAATCTCAGATTCTATGTAGGTTCAGAATTATTCGATGCTTATATTGACGAAGTAGGACAAAGAGCTACCGTAGTAGGTGACGAAGCTACCGGCAAAAACATTGCAAGACCATACAAAGGAATCCCTGTAGTAGAAGCACCAGTACTTAACGATTCCGAAGGTGCACACACCAGTAATGGTTGGGGTAAAGTTGCAATGCTTATGGATCCTAACAACATGGTATACGGTATCTTCCATGAAATCGGTATCGAACCTGACAGACAACCTAAATTAAGAAAAACCGATTACGTATTCAGTGCAGAATCCGACCAAGGCTTCGAAAACCCTAATGTCGGTGTAGTTGCTTTATACAACATCGCTAAACCCTAATACTCAGAGGAACATCAAATTTGTTGTTTCCGATGGGGAAAACCCAATAACAGGTGCAACTGTAACAATTGGAGAATCTTCAGAAACCACTGATTCCGACGGTGAAGCAACCTTCACTCTAGACGATTATGAGAGTGATCCTGATACCTACACTGCAAGTATCAGCAAAACCCATTATGTAACCGCTACAAAGTCTTTCGAGGCTACCAAGGATGAAACCTTTAACATAGCCCTTGAGAAGACCATCTACACTATCACTTGTAGTATTGATGATGGTACTGACCCTGTTCAAGGTGCAGTAGTTACCTTCACTGACAGTACCGATTCAACCATAGTTTATACTAGTGGTGCTAGTGGCAGTGCTGGTGGATGTACTGTGAAACCGGTAGCAGGAACATATGTTGTAACCGCTGAATGTGAAGGTTATGAAGATTACACTCATGCATCTAATGTTACAGTTAGCGACGATGATACATTATCAATAAGTTTAACTGAAGAAACACAAGGAGACGGATAAAGTCTCCTTAAATTTTTTTTAATGGAGTATTATTAATATGTGGATTACTATAGATGAGGTAAAACATTTTACCGGATTAAAACCTAAGCACCTTAAATTATCCGCAGAAGATACCGGCACATTCAATAGTATAGTGACTTCTTGGATTTTACAGAGCGAAGATTTAATTAAACAGTATACTAATAACTTTGATTCCACAGCTGATAAGGACATTCCTCCTGCAGTCAGGAATGTTTGTCTTCGTTTGACTAGCAATATGGTTGCATTGTCAGTTGCAAGACGTGATACTCCCATTACACAGCCTAACGATTGGACCGTACAGATATTGTCTAGTGAAATCTTTAGCCAGGATTTGAAGGATGACTTGGAGCATTTTGTTAAGGCCCATGTCAGTGGAAAATCTGATAATGTCATTGTGTTTGCAGTTACTGGAGAAGGTACAGATGGTTAAGTTGCAGATAGAAGTTGATACCACACATCTAAAACCTTTAGGTCCAAAAACTGAAGAAGCCATCAAAAAAGGAGTTAATTATACTGCAGACTACACTATTGAACGATTACAAGCTAACTCTCCAGTAGATACCGGTCATTTGAAAGGATGGTTCCGCTACAAAGATGAAGGAAGCATGGTAGATATTCGTTCACCTGCTAAATATGCAATCTTTCAGGACCAAGGTACATACAGTTACGGGCCTTTAGGCAGAAAACCGAAAACAAAAGATGTTGGAGGTATTAAACCTAAAAGGTTTGTGGAAAAAAGCATAAATGCGACAAAGGGAAGAATCAACGGATTCTTCATAAAGGCAATTAAAGAGGTGTTAGAATGACAAACTTAATAACTGGCCTGGAATCAATCACTAAGACCATAAAAGGTTGTTTACTAGCGGAGAATGTCAACAATGGATTATTAGAAGATGTAGAAGACATTATCACTGTATACAATAATGAAGATGGTATAGAGGAACCCGCTGTTTGGATGGTGCAACATCCTACAACTGCAAGGGATAAAGTGGACCTAAGGCAACAGTTAACACTTGTCTCACCTTTTGAATTCGTATGTGTGGAATATGATCAAGACCCTGAAACTGCCGAAGAGAAAGGTCAGAACCTGGCCACACGTGTGGCATTAAGTGTTTTAAAGAATTACCAATCTGTACAGGAAAGCCTAGGTTACACTAGGACCATAAAGGCAATAGAGTTCAACACTTACCGGCCAGTAGGAGAGATAAGTGTACAGGGCAAATCCGAAAAGGTACCAGTAACCGGCATAATATTAGATGTTGTACATGTTGTAAACTGGATGAACTGTTGTAGGCAATTAGAGAGTATCAGCCAAAACGAAGCAACTGGTACTACTGAAGATAACGATAACGAAGAAAACGATGAATTAGGAGATGAATAATAAATGGTTGACAGAGGTTTCGGTATAGAAATCGAAGGGAGTTATGGAGACACCACTGTATCCACTGCCAGTTTTGACCCTAACTGGTGGAGCGATGCAGATTCCGTTGACTTCAAACTCAATGACGAACCAGTCACCAAGAGTGGCGGTTCCCGTATGAACAAGAAGGCTAGAGCAGGAATTGCTAAACCTACAGGTACCACAAAGGCAGATGCGGACCTCCAAAGGTTAGGACATTACTTCTATGGGTTCCTTGACAATTACGTTTACACTGCAGGAGCATCAAGCAGCTACCCAAATACTCATGAATTCTACGGTGGGGAATCAAAAACATTGCCAAGTTTCCGTGCTATCGCAATGTTTGACATGCTCAAGAAATACTACTTTGGTATGATTGAAGACCAATTGAAACTTGAGTGCAGCGATGACAGCATGACTGCAGAGGCAAACTGGATTTATAAAACAGAAAAAGCAGGAATCATAGGTTCCAGTGGCGAAAGTTTCACTAGGCCTGATGACTTAAGCAATGATTATTTCATCATGTTCTATGACATTAGCCTTAAACTGAACAATACTCCATTAGATGGAGTAAGCACCAGTTTCACATTCGATGGTAACAATAACCATAATGTGGACCAAACTATAGGGTTCGGTTCCCGTTACCCACAGAAAAGAGCTAATGCTGGGAAACGTGAGATTAAATTAAGCTTAAAAACCACATTGACAAGCGACACAGTAAGAAGCATTTTAAATGCAGAGTATGGGGAAGTGAATGCTTTAGCACCGTCCAGTTGTAAGATATTGCAAGTTCCATTAGAAGTGAATATAGCATTATGTGAAAACGCTAACATATCTTGTAAGATATTGTTCCCAAAATGTACCGTAAAGGCCACATATGACATGTCCGGCACTGATGACATTGAAGTAAGTATGGATCTACAGACTCTCGGAACTGGAAGTGTTACTTTAAACGATGGTACCACTAGTGTGGATACTGACATGTACGTCAAGCTTGTAAACAATCAAGAAAAACTTGAAACTAACGATGATTAAATAAAAATTTCATTATTATACGATTTACTGGAAAAACACTAAAAGAAGCATAGGGAGTGTACAGTGATGACAATATTAAAGAAATCAGATATATTACTAGGAATAGACGAACCAAGGAAAATAACTATAAATTCACTTGGCGGAGAGATTTATCTTAGGCCTTTATCCAGTAGCGAGATAACAAGAATAACCACTATTGAAGCCGAAGGTTACGGAAGCTTCGAAGCAAGCAACATTAACAGGGAAACAAAGGCAAGCAGTAAGATGAATCTTGCTAAAATGAACGAAGCAGCAGCAAAGGCACAGTACGAAGCAATCCTCTTAAGCATTAACAATCCAAAGAATGAGGAATGGAAACTTGAGGAAATCAAATTGCTAAAGAAGGATGCAATAACTGAATTATATGATACGATAATGGAAATCAGCGGGGCAAACACTACAGAGGCCGACATCAAAAGGTTTCCTGAAGACAAATGAAGGCCGAAGCATCATAATCCTAGATTACTACGGTTACCATTTAACCGATAGGCAATCTGATTTAACATTAAACCAGAAATTATTCATATTATATGGGCGTTACATGTTAGACAAAGAATTATATGATAATAAGGGAACATGAAAGAACATTTAGTTTCTTTTATGTTCCCATTTTTTTTATAAATGGAGGGAAAAGGAGGTGTATAATTGGCATCTCAACAATTAATAGATATTATAATCAAAGCACAGGACCAAGCTTCAGCTACAGCAGAAAAGGTACATCAAAGCCTTAACAAGATAGGGAATACTGTCGGAGGTTTCGTTAATAAGGTTCCGGTGTTATCCAGCTTAAGTGCTAAATTTGGGAACATTGGATCTACAATCCGTGCGAAATTCGAACCGGCTTTGACTAGGGCAAGGCAAAAACTGGAAAGTTTAAGCAATGGTGCAAAGGGATTCGGAAGCATGTTAGGCCCTTTGAAAGGTGCCTTGTCTATGACGGTTGGTATGATTGGATATGATCTTGTCAATGGATTAATATCCGCTGCAAGGGCAAGCATAAATGCAAACTCACAATTGGATTATTTCGGCAAAAGATTAAACATGACCGGTGCAGAGACTACTAAGTTCCGTAGCGAGATTGACAGTTTACAGAAAGAGTTCCGTAAGGTTGACATGACAGCGGTCGGGGCTACTGCAGAGGAAATGGCGGTTAAGTTCAACTTACCTAAAAAGAGCATAGGTGACTTGACAAGGATGACAGCGGTCTTGTCATCCACATTCGTAAAGGAAGGCCGTACTCAGGAAGATGCAATACTAGCAGTTAGTGACGCATTGGACGGCCAGTTCAAAAGATTACAAGAGATAGGCATTACCCAGGACACATTAAAGGCCAATGGATGGAACGGTAACCTTGAAGACCAGGACTCCCTGATTAAGGCATTGAACAAGAGCATGTCTGAGATGGGGTATGAACAAACTGCAAAAGACATAACCAACTTGGATGAAGCATGGGGAGCATTGACCATTGCAGGAGGCCAATTATTGCAAAAGGTATTGGTCCCTATAACTCCAGTGATCATACAAATGGTGGATGCTTTCCTAAAAGTTGCTGATGCAATAGGACCTATCATTGAAGGTTTCGTTAACTTCATAAGCAATATGCCAGATTGGGCACAGTTAGCAGGGCTTTTAATAGCATTCGGAGCAGCTATCAATTATGTTTCAATTATGATTTGGGATGATTTGATTGCTTCTTTAGCAGCCGCTACTTTGGCAGCTTGGGATTTCGCAGCGGCAATGTTGGCAAACCCATTGACTTGGGTAGCATTGGCTTTAATAGCTATAGCTGTAGCGATTTATGAAGTAGGTAAGGCCTTTGGTTGGTGGACTGATGTTAATTCAATGTTAAGTGCAATATGGGCCGGGCTTAATCGGTTATGGTCAGCATTCATTAATCATCCTGATGTTCAAGGTTTCATTAGTGCAATGATTCCAGTATGGAATGCTTTATCTGGAGCAGTAGGCCGTGTTGTCAGTTGGGTAGGAAGTTTCTTCAACAAAGCAAGCGGTAGCAAATTCGATGCAGTAAGAGGATTCATTGAAGTTGTAGGTGTTGCCTGGAAAGCTATGACCTTACCTATAAGACTTGTAATCAATACAATTGTAGCATTGTATAATTACATTCGTTCATTGCCTGGTAAGATTAGAAGTGCCTTGAGTAGCATTGCAAGCATACTGACTGCTCCGTTCCGTAGCGGTTACAATAGGATTAAGGGAGTAATTGATACAATCAAGAGCGTTACAAATGGCCTTAGCGGGGGCATTAGCATTGGAAGCATAACCAGTAAACTAACTCAACCTTTCACTAATGCGTACAACAAGATTATTGGCATAGTTGATAGCATTAAGGCAAAGGCCAATAGCATACCGGTTATCGGAGGATATTTCGGTTTTGACTTTGAGGAACTTGCAAAGGCCAATAGCAAAAGCACATTAGACATAAACCTAAACGTTGACTTGAAGAACGTGCCAGCAGGCACAGACACCGAGACATTGATTGCAGTGCTAACTGACAAATCCGTACTACAAGCATTGACTGGAAACAGTGATTTCCAATATTACGATAACAAGGCAAAGAGCCGATTGTTGGCAAGGAACAATAGAGCGAGAGGTGCATAAGATTGGCAAGCATAATAAAATATTGTGGATCAGTAACACAAACCACCGGAGGAAACTATAGGGATTTCAGTAACCTAAACAACATCAAGACCAGTGCCGACACTTGGGCAACAAGCAACGGCGTTATCAGGTCTAAGAGTGGAAGCCCTAACAGGCCATCAACTATAAGCTGTACCAATTTCAACTTTAGCTTGCCAGAAGGAGCAGAGCCTACCAAGGTAACAGTAAGCTATCGTCACGGAAAATTAAAGAGTGGAAATACTGTCTGTAATATTCCAGCACCGACAGTCACACTTCTTGGAGTGTCTGGCTTTAGCGGAAAAGGTGTTGCACCTTCAACCACCATGACAACATCAAGCAACAGTTTCACTGGATCTGCCTTAACCCGTAACATTGTAAACAGTTCCAGTTTCGGTGTTAAATTGGAATGGGGAAGCAACACTAACACCTATGAAGGAAGGATGACTCTCCGTTGGGTTACAATTGAAGTGGAATATAAACTATCCAGTTACCAATTGGGAATTGCAAAGAGCGGAGGTTCCGGTGAAGGTTTCGGAGCATACAACAATGAGGATTATAGCGTTGCAATATATTGCGGTAACACTAACCTAACCAGTTATGAGCCGACATTAACCTTGACGGCTCCGGCCGGATTTAACTTCGTATCAAGCGAAGGTGCTGGAACAATAACCAATAACAATAACAACACCTATACCTGGCAACCGAACCTTAGCAAGCAATCCGGTAAAACAGCTTACTTGACTTTCCATCCTGAGATTACGTGGACTGGCGGAGCGACAAGTGCAACGTTCACTTTCACATTATCCGAATCATTGAACAGCACATCAACCGCTCTCACTGCAACAATCACTGATAGGCCAGTAGTGGAGGAAACTGTTGACGAAGCTACAAAGACACAAACAATCAACAGTGAAGATGTAACCCCAGTTATGATAACTGCAGATGTTGGAGAGTACACCGACACTCAAGTGTTCACAGTAGCGGATGACAGTTTCAGTGCCTTGGACCGTGTTGACTTCTATGTTGATGATGCAGACCTTGACGTTAGAAACTTCACATTGCAATATTATAGAGAATCAACTGATTCATGGGTTACTGCTTCAGGAAAGAACCTAGCTTACCTAAAGATCGGTTATCTTGAAAAGGCCAAGTTCGACACCACTACAAAATCGATACTTTGGCGTATCAAATGCACCGATGCAGGATTATACAAACTTCAACTGTATCTTTATAATGGTTCCTCAAGTGATAACCCATTCTATAATGATGTGTATTTGAACAGTATCCCTGCAAGCCTCCAGGCACCGGAATATGTGGTATTGGAGATGACAAGTGAGGAATGCAATCGTCTAGGGGATGGTTACACTTACAATGCAAGGGCAGACAAGAAGATAACCGGAACCGAGACACCATTCAAACATGATTGGGGCCGTAACTGCAGGATGGGAATATTCAACAATGCAATACTTGCCAATGTGACAGTTACCACTTCAACCGTGGATGGTGAAACTGTAGAGACCATTACCGATAGCACCGATTACACCAGTTTAACCAATTCACAAATCTTCGAGAATGCGGAGTATTGGAGTGAATACGGAACATTGGAAGTCGATTTCCCATACAACCAGAATTACCCATTATACCTTATATTCACTGGGGATTATGCAGAAGCAACCACTGGAGGATATTATGGTGTAAGCAAAACAGACATGGGCTTTGGAAGTCCAAAGATAAGCGAAAACAAGGAATGGAAAAAAGGCCCATACCCTACACCAATACTCAATACTCTCTCTAATGGTGGCGGTGAATTGACAATACCTGTCAATGATAAAAGCCAAGGCATAATATATTATGACTTGCCTCTCGGAGAATATGAAGGGTATGCAATACAGGGCTTGGAATTGACTGCAGAGATAGATCATGCAGACCAAGTCAGCGTGGAAATGGAACTCTCCAGTCCAGAAGGCATAACCGGCCAAAGAAGCGTTGTACTGAATGATGACTTGACCGTCAACGAAACACTAAAAATCGGTGGAATGGGGGACCTTTGGGGCTACACTCAAGACGCATTGACAAGATTGACAGATTACGAAGCAAAATTGACATTTAACAACATCTTCCTTGATGGGGACTGCTACGTCAATTATGGAAATGTAAAATTGTCTTTCTACCTTGAAAAGATACTTGAACAAGAAATCAATTGCCTCATTGAAGGGGAAGACCTATCCTATTATGGTGCTTTCATACAAAACGTGGATGTTCCTGAAGGATTGGAAACCGACACCAAATTCCTTACAATTGACGGAACAGACACCAATGACGGGTACCAACAGAACATAAGGCAAAAGACCATTACAGTAGAGTTTACTTTAGATAGTTGCGATTTGGAAGCAACAACCCTAATCTTAAGGCAACTGACAAGGTTACTGGTGAATCGTAAGGACAGCCTAAACAGGCCAATACCTAAACGGATGGAATTCTCACATTACCCTGACATATATTGGGAATACATAATGACAGACCCATTGGATGTTTCCGTTGACATAACAGGTTATACTGTGAAGGCCAAACTGGTAGTGCCTGCCGGTACTGCATACAGCAAGGAAGATGCAGTGACAAACAGCACAGGATTCGTTAACGGTTTGGCAGCTGTAAATCCAATCATACAAGTCATAGCTTCATCTAACAATATTGAGATAACTGAAGACAATAGTGAGCAAAGCTTCAAAATATCAAACCTCTCCAATTATGAAGGAAAGATAATTGAAGTTAACACCATTGACAAAAGGGTATGGCTTAAAGACACTAATGATGATCCAAACCCTACAGACATTTCAAGATTTGCAGACTTCAACAGTGATTGGTTCTCCCTTTATGGCCAGTATTCCTTTAGCACAGTCAACTGTACCTTGTTGAGCGTAACTTATACCGAGAGGTGGTAATTTATGGGTTTGACTATTGTAATGCTAAACAATGATGAAGAGTTTTTGCAATTCCTGGACCCCGAGCTTTGCAGCTTGACAGAAACACATGAAAAGGGAGGCCTTAGGACTTGCGATTTCACATATACATTCCAAGACTTCCACCAAGACAAACAATTGTTTAAGATTGGGAATAAGGTTTGGGTTAGTGGAGACACTAACCTAACCGATTGTCTCTATGTCATAAACACTCCAGTAAAGCAGGACATTTATAAGGAGAATCAGTTCAATTGTGAAGTGGAGGAAGTTTTGGTTGAATTGAATTATGCTCCATTGTTCCGCCAGGACCAATTGACAAGCAATAATGGGTTCACATTGTCAACTACAAATGGAAAGCAAGAGGTCACCATCAATTGGAATGCTTTAAACTTCTGGTTTGGAGAATACTATAATATCGGTGTGGTGCAAGATTGCATAAGCGAGTATGCAGGGAAAATAAGCCTATCTGGAACAATGACCTTGATGTCTTTGTTAAGGTATATTGAAGAGGAAACAGGGAACACTTTCGTTACAAGATACGAAAAAGATTGCCTAGACAACACAATCCACAGGTACCTTGACTTCCTAAACCCTATAACTGTAAACAAGAATTGGGAACTGAACATACAATACGATTTCCTAACCAATGATTCAACCAATTACATCTTTGATGATGATGACGAACCGACAACAGACATCTACGAAGATGTGTTTGAAGATGAAGACAATGTAACCTTCGAACCAGTGGAGACATATTCCAATCTGGATCCGTCAACAACAAGATTCCAGATAGTCACCAGTGACGGAGATAGCATCTGCCACTGGGAAGCTTCCAATGTTGGCTTTAGCAGTTCAAATCCTAATGTAAACATACAGTTAAAGAAGATTGGAAACGCCATTAACCTGGCAATCAATCAACGTCAGTTTGTTATCCTTGATGGCGTGGGGGATAATCCAAGTTCTGGGTATGTGTCTACTCAAGGAACATTGTACCAAAAATCAGCTAGTGTGACTGATGATTGTTTCTTTGAGATAGCAAACACAACTACAGGCAAAGTGTTATTCCGTACGAAATTGAATTTCGAGATAGGGCATGTTCATGATGAAGTATTGGATTTCGGCTCTAACTTGGAGAATGTGGTGTATGAGATAGACGAAACGGAAACATTCACAGCAATAAGCCCTATACTTTCTTTAGAGCAATCCGGCGATGCAACAAACAGCCTATCCCGTACCGACATGACCAAGATAATCACCGCTTGGAACAATCTAAGCATAACCAAAGGTGACACTATCCCAATGATCTTAGAGAAGGTTAGCATACAGGCTGCAAGCCTAATTGCTGCAGAAACTGCCTTAGGAACTTGGAGCGTTAGCAGCAATTACTGGGTAAGGCCTTATAAACCTACTGATAGCATTGACACCAGCACACCATCCAATTCTACTTATGAGTTTTGGAGAGCTACTGCATACTGGAAGGCACCTTTTGACAAGTATGCAGGGGAGTTCCATGTAAGCACCGATGCAAACTTGAACGTTGAATACAATAGCATAAGGGGAAGGCCTGACAGCAGGGACAGCAGGGCAATCATGTCACGTGAAAAGATAGGCACAGTAGAGACAAGTGATGAAAACATTTACGCAATCTATAATGACGTTGCCTTGAAATTAAAGGATAAGATGTATCCTAATGTAGACATTGATGTTGACGTTGCCAATTTAAGGGATTCCAATTTCAACCAGTACGAATTGCATGACAAGGTTTATATCAAGCTCCCTGACACTGAGGAACTGGTGACCGCTAGGGTTATAGAGACAAGCAAGGAAGCCCATGACATCGCAATGAACAAGGTCAAATTATCCAATTATAGTGTGACAACAGTCAAGAACATCCAGGACACTTGCTTTATAGAGGCCACTAACCTAAGCTGCACATACCCAAAAGGAGGAGTGTTGAATATCCGATTGGTGAATGAGGATTATGACAACACAGACAGTTATAGTGTTCATTACTTGTCTAATAAGCTGGTGACATTTGCATTGTATAGCGTTGACAATAGCAGCACCGCTTTGAAGAAAAGTTACACTAAAGTGACTGATGAAAACGGCAAGGCAAGTTTGAGCATAAGGTTATATCCTGGAGATTATAAGGTTATGATCATGTTCGGCGGTGACGAAGAGTTCACCGAAGCAAGCTTAACTGTGGATGTCAATGTTGCAGGAACCGTTACTGTCAATAACACTAGCAAGGCAAGCACCAAGCCAACCACCAAAGTGGCCAAAAAAACCAATACTTCTACAAGCTACAAAAGATACTATACCAAATACGGTGTAAGCCCTGATGGGAAATACCTTATGGGGATAGGCAGACCTTCAGCAACAGGGGAGCTTGGAAAGTATGGATACAAATTCTACAAGACAGTTTTCGTTAGAAAGTGCCCTATGTGCGGTTCCAAGGAATTGTACTGGAGCATTTTTTGGGCTGGCAATGAAAAGGGCAATTGGGGCAAGTTCCCAGCAACTGGAAGGAACGAATCCGGTTCCGCTGAAGGACAGATATTCTGCAAGAAATGCGATGCAGATTATTCCATATTTGGTAAGAACCATAACCCTAGTCATAAAAGCTTGAAAGTGTACAAAAGCAGTGTGAAAAGCACAAAAGCCGAAGCCTATACCTTGAAGAAGGGGAAGATGTACTATGACACAGTCACCAAGACAAATGCTGCTAAGAAGAACACCAGTGCCAAGTCCAGGACAACAACTGCAAGCATACCATCTAGCGTTAAGCAAAAGGCATTGTCAATTGTAGGTAATAGTGAAGGTTTGGCAGCTGCAAAGAAAATCGCATCATGGGTTGGATCCAACATCAAGTATGATTATTATGCTAATTTCCATCGCAAGCCTGCGACTGTGTTAAGCAAGGGCAAGGGGAATTGTTGCGACCAGACAAGGTTGATGTTGACCTTGATGGATGCTGCAGGTTGCACTGAAAAATTGGAATTGAGGTATGTTCATGTTTCAAGGAGCGATGGTGCAGGGCATGTGTTCGCTAAGGTGACCACTAGGAGCAGTGGTTCCTGGAGGTATGTTGACCCTTGTAAGTCTAGCAGTCCTTGGGGGCATTATGTTCATGGTTGGGGCAGTCCTCCGGGAGGTACTAGTGTTTATCCGAATAGACCATTTTAAAAATTATAGGAGTTTGATTAAGTATGGTTAGTTATAGTTTTAATATAGTTGGGCAGCATTTAGTTCATAGTGGTGAGGTTTTTGTTGCTAATAATAGTTTGAATGTTTTATTGTTCCGTTGCACTTTTGATGATGCTTGGACTGGTTTTGAAAGGTATGCATTGTTCCGTAGCGGAGGTGACGCCTATAAGGTTGCAGCGTCCGTTAATGGTGAGTATTATGATTTCCTTGTACCGTCTGATGTCCTCAATGGCAATGGTTTTTATTTCACACTTGTTGGTGTTGTTGGTGAGGGAGATGTTGTTGTTAATCGCTTGACCACCAACCAATACTTTGTTTCATTAGAGGAGTCAGGGTATACTGATGATGTAAAGGCCACTTTCACACCAATAGAAAAGACTGTTAAAATCATATGGGTTGATAATGATGATAGCAAGGGAGTAAGGCCGGAGTATGTGACCGGTTGGCTGAATAAGGATAGTGTGCCTTATAAAGGCATTGTTTTAAGCGAGGGTGTTGGTTGGGAGCATACTGATGAACTGATGGACACTGGAACCGGCACCACCATATTCGCTTATGATTTACAGGTTTTGGATGATTATGCACAATCCAGTAATGTTACTGGTGATTTGACTACTGTCACTTATACCATTAAAAAAGATGTTACTGTTAAGATTGTATGGGTTGATAATGATGACAGTCGTGGAA